CAATGCATCGGCTCTCGCCTCAGCAGTATTAACCAAGTGAGTTGTTAATTCTTCGTTGGTAATACCTGGAACTGATACTAAGTTGTAAGGTACAAACTCAGGATCTCTTGAAATATCAATTGTTTCTTTTACAGAGTTGTAGGCATAGTTGTTTCTCTCTGTCTTGCCTTCCAATAACGTGTTTCTAAAGGGATCTTTTTCTGTAATGTTTAGACCATCAGAACCACCATACATTGGCATTGTAAAACGGTCAACACCTGCATCAATAACACTTTTGTAAGTATTCCCAGTTTGAGAAGAGATGGCAGTGCCGCCCACTCTTGAACCAGAAACCCAGCCCAACTCTGTGCTACCTGTCACCTCATCAAGTGTGAACACAAACTGATATTCGGTGTATGATCCAGTAGTGTATTGACTTGAAAGGTCACTTGACTTATTTCTATTTAAATCAGCAAAATCTCTATTGAACTTATTGCTAGCCTTTGTTCTACCAGTCCAAACGCCCCAATAAGCATCTGTTTGATTCGATAGCCCATCTTGGCTTGCAGACAATCTTAATTCGTGGGATGGGAATAAGAATTTGAGTTCTGGTCCAGCGCTTTCTCCCATTTGAGAACCAGTAATAATGAATTGGCCGTTTAAGTCGGTAATCGAAGCACCATCTAAGATGTCAGCCCCACCGAGTGCAAAACGATCAGCACTTGGTACGTTTGTATCAATTGTTACTGTAAAGTCCTTGTATTTTAATGGACCATAGAAACCGAATGGCAAATCTTCTGGATCGTATACATCTGCGTCCATTTCAATTCTAATATATTTAGAGTTATTTAAGTATTCGCCTCTTGTCTCCAATCTTCTTGTATCTGTGTTAAATTGAACGTATGAATCACCAATTTTTCTGGCAACATAATCTAGTGAATTAGCATCTAGATTACAATTGCTGAATCTTTCAAGGATAATTGGAGCCGAATCTGTATCGTTTGCACGGCGAACTAAAACATCAAATGTACCAAATCTATTAAATTGATCTTGTGAGTAGTTTATGTTGGCAATTGAAATCTTAAGATTGTTTTGTGCCCATTCGGCATGGTCTAGAGCATGAAATTTAAAAAGTTCTTTCATTCCAGCATAAGTATATGAATTAGATGCTGCTGCGCCACCCAAATCTTGACCAAATACCATACCTGTGGCTGGATTGTATCTTGTGGCACCATCTTCAAATGGGGTTTGTCTTGTACTGTGACGTACTGAACCTGATGCTAGTGGGAAGATAACACCCAAGTATTTTGCAGTTGACGCACCAGCAACGGAACCTGAAACCACTCCACCGCTACCAGTTACAACACCCTCTGCATACTTTTGCAAAAATTCATTTGCATATGTCTCTCCGAGCCAGTATCTTTCTCTTTGACTTGTTTTAGTCACAGTTGTGTTTACTAAACTTGGATTTGTGTTAAAAACATTTCTAATGTAATTTTTATTATTCTCGTTAAGTGAGAAGTTTATTTTACGATCTTTGTAGCCGCCAGTGGATGTAGATCCGGTAATTGCAATTGTAAAGTTATCACTATTATCTGAGAGATAGAATCTACACAAGCCTGCGCCGACGTCACTTTCAGCGCTCTGTTCATGAGTCTCGCCAACCAAGCCGATCAAACCATCTTCAACGTACCATGTAGCAACCAATGATCCAGTTGCGTGTTTTGTAGTTGATCCACTCATAGCATTTGGAAAAACAAATAAGCCAAAAGCAGAACCGGTTGCACTACCTGGGAATGTTGGAACTTCGGTAATATCCTTTCCGAGAGGACTTGCACCATTAATTTTCCAACCTGCTTCACCACCACTTTCAGGTGATACGTTTTGAGAACCCAAAAGACGAATATATGTACAGGTTGAAGAGTTTCTTAGCCAAGCCTGTGCAGCGTATGCGCCATAAGTTGGAGTCTGCTCATTGCCATTTCTCCAAACATCGTCAGACTTTCCACCTGGAACTGGCTCACCATACAATTGAACAAATTCAGCAAAAGAATCAACGGTTACGGGTCTCATTGCTGGACCATACTTAGCCCTACCAACAAAAAGAGGACCAACCTCTGCTGGTTGATTTGGCAATTGTGTATTATCAATCTCGTTTAGGAAAACGCCGGGTGAAATAAACTTAAATTTTCTGGCACTCATAAATTATCTCCCAATTATGCTACAGTAAATAGTTTTGAAATAGTCTAAAAACTAAGGTCTGTATCCATCATCAGAGAATTCATTAATGTCTCCCAACACAACATGCTCCCTTGGGAAACGCACTTCAACAAAATTTTCTTTTCTAGAAACTTGTGGACCTTTTTGGTTTGGACCAGCACCCATGATATAGCCAATCACCTTAATATTGACAACGGATTCATAAACTTTTTCATTGTTACCAAGGCTGCTCAAGTTATTCTTGATTCCAAAATCAGTTTGTAGGAATGCCTCATAACTGTGTCCGTTTTCACTAATCATAAATTGATTTATATTATTATTAAAAGTAGCAAATGGTTGAATCATATCATTTATTTGCTGTTGATATTCTGCTCTTAAATTAATTGTATAATTTAAGTCATGATAAATGGGCAAAGGAACTGTTGCCATTTCATATACCACTTTTTCATTTTTAAATTTAAAATTATTTTGGTTATACAGCCTTAAACTAGTTGCATTGGCAAAGTTTTTAGTCTTAGATTGTTTTACCTTCTTAGCAATTGTTAATGTCGTTCCATCGCCGCCAGCAAATAATCTTGCGGGAATTGGCGAATCACCAGTTGCAGTTTGTTTTACTGACGTTCTTTCAACTGAAATCATAGGGAACTTAAGTGACTCTGTTCCCAACTCTCTCATCTCTCTATCATCTTTGATTTGAAATGCCCTCTCCTGAGTTAACCAAATGATTGGAACCTTACGCCATCCATCGTTTCTTGTTGCAAATACGTCAATGGTTTGGTTTAACCAATTATAAAGAGCCATGTCAATAGTCTCAAATGTTGAAGGCTTTAATGTATCGTATTGTACGGGATAAGCCGCTTTAAACAAAGCATCAGCATTCTTACAAGGGTAATAATAACCACCTTCTGTATGAGTTCCAACACAACTGAGATCTTCAGCCTTTTTTAGAGCATCACGGTAATTGTTGAACTTGTAATTTTCTTCAATATACTTTGGTAACATTTAATAATCCTATGGGTTATATTTTCCTTCTCTTGCCAAAATACAAGTTGCACTAATCTCAAAACTCTTATCTGTCTGATCAAAGAGTAGTTTTGGTTCACTTAATTCAACAATCTCATAATCAAAATCGCCATAACGAACAAAGTCCCCAACACGAACATAGAGGTCTTGATCTTCAGTTAAGCGTCTTTTATGGAAATCAACTACAATTTGTGGTCTTCTATCAATACCATATTTTGTAAATTCAGTCTTTGTGCCATTCCATTTTACACGGCTATACACTCTGACTGGTGGTAAATATGTCTTCTCTATTGCCTCACCATAAAGTGGGTGATAGTTTGAATGTTCTCTTGACACTGGAAAATAAAGAATCTGTTGTCCAACAACACGTTCAATAACTTCGTCATTAATTTGCTTAACAAAGTCTGCTTCCTTTTGCCCCGTAAAAAGTGGAGGCGGCGGCGCATCAGGTCTTGTCCATTTATCATCTGCCATTCTTTATTATCCTACAAATAATGGAACTGGGACTTTACTTAATGTGTCCGCAGTTGTTTTAGTCATATTAGCGTCTTTTGTCAATAACTTCTCATAAGTCAATTCATCTAAGACTGTCTTAAGTTCCGTTCTTAAATCGCCCATCTCTTTAGATGCTTCACCTAAAAGAGCAGTAGCATTAAGTGTAACATTACCACCTGGAAGTGGAACAACGCCGCTCAACTTTCCTCTAATTTGTCCTAACATTTCCTTACAAAGTGCTAGAGCAAATCTACGAATCCACTGCTTACCAATTGAGTTAATTGATGAATATGGAATATTTTGGAATGGTAGATTGTTCATATTGTTAACACCACGAGAACCATTCTGACGATCTGGATATTCTTCAGTGGCATCCTTCTTTACAGTAAATCTAAAGTAAAAACGCTCTGGTGAAAGAGTTGAAGGAGTTGGGAACAATCTTAACTTGTTATTAATAATCTCATATGAATAATGAGATACTCTTGTGTATAGAGAATCTTCATACATCATTGCCTGAAGTTTATTCTGCCAAGTTGGAATAACTTCAAAAGTTGAATCGTCGGCATACTGTCCGTAAGTTGATAAGTTACCAATAACATTTAAACCACCATAGTATGCAAAGAATCTCCACATAGATGCTGGTGTTTTGTAATACATATTGCGAATAGTAATTTTATTATTGCCAACTGTATCACCGCTATCTAGAGTTAATTCACCATTGGCAACTGATGAACTTACAATCTCTTGTAAATCATAATCTTGTTGTGAGGCTGTTGGAATAAAAGATGCTGTGTAGTAAGTTAAACCACCACCGGCTCCAGCCTCGGAAGCGACACCCTCTGCAACTCTTCTTGTGTAATCAAACGTATATCTAGGAAGCGCCATTTCGCTGTTAGAGCCACTTAAAGGATCGCCCTCAACAATCTGTCCGTCCTCATCAAAAGAAGCCGTTGTAGCGCCAAGTAGGTTGTTTAATGAGTTCTTTGCTTGATGGATGTTCACCAAATACGAGTATTCTAAAACAGCCTCTTCATAAGCAGCATAAACATTATACTGAGTTAATTCAATATCTAATACATCACCGCCCAATTTTTTATAAACAAAACCAACTTGATCTGCTGCTCCAGAAGCAAATGCTTGATAATCTGGACCTTGCATATAAAATCCAAATGGCAATGGGTTACTTGCCGCATTTACATTATCGGGCGTTCCTGTAATTGGCAAAATGACTTTGCTTGAATTACTTGACGGTGTTAAAACTGGTACAGACATTCATCTAATCTCCTACTATCTAAATAGTTTTATTAAAGAGAAACCCCCCACCCGTCGAAACGGATGAGGGGCAACCCTTAACTACGCATTAGCAATTAACCAACGAGATCGTGGCAGATTACTAGACCGTACATGTCAGGACGAACCATCTTCTTAGCGTAGCGAGTCATTACACCCTTACGTGGTGCAAAGTCCTCGGTACCGAAGATTGTTGGTGTGACCTGTAGTGGGACGTATGGAGCGTAAACGTAGCCACTCTCTAGGAAACTA